GATTCCAGACAGCGTGAGGAGCCTAAGCGATATGGTTCCCCAGAGCATCAAGGATAAGATTGTTCCTAAGGAACTACAGGAGCTTGTTGGTGCCTCAGTTCCCCGTATTGATATGGATGCCCCAGCTGAAAAGCCGGAATCCGTTACACCCGAGACGTCTCCCCCTCCCCCCGCTTCTTCCCGAAAGATTGATATTGCTCCAGCTCCCCCGGTTCGCCGGGAAATAGCTCCCGAACCGATCGCAGAAGAGAAGGAGCAGGAGGTTCTGGAGGAGGAGGAGAAGAAGGACGTCAAGGTTGACGACGTGACGGGGGTAGTCGAGGACGGTGGAATTGTTGTGAGGAAAGTTGAGGAGGAGAAGGAGAAGGTTCTATCTACGATTCTAAAAATTGATCCCGCTGATCTAGAAGCAGTTCAAGCCCTGCTGAAGTCTCGCAGTGGAAGCCAGGTAGTTCTACAGTGAATTCTCGAATTCGTTGGCACGGTGGTATGCTCCGTACACCAAGAACACGAAATCTTCTAGATCGCGGATTTCGTGCATGATACTTAAAATCAGCGTAGCTACGTCCGAGCTCAGCTGTATTTCACAGTTGTATGTGTACGCTGCGTTCCGGATGTTTTTCAGGAGAGAGTGAAACCGATGTAGGTTGGGATCGTGGTTCTCGAAGTACAGCCACCTTGTATCTTCCGTTAGCGAGTTTATAAAGACCGCAAACTGAGGAATGTTCATGGATATAAAGTTTTCGTGGTGGATCTCTTCGTACCCGTGCTCACGCATGATCTGAGTTACACGCAGCCACCGGTTATCCCGACGATCGGCGGCGGACATCGGTTGGCGTTGGCCTTCGTGGTACAGCTGTAGCCCCTTCTTCTGACGGAAGTTCCATACCAGACGAAGACGTTTCGTATCTTCGCGTGATAGGACGGTACGGGTATAGGGATTCTTGATCTCGAGTTCCTTCTGCGACCACTGAATAATCGAACGCTGGTCAAACCAGTACACTTTGCCACCCTCTTCGATGGAAAAGTAGTCGTGGGGGTGAACGCTCGTCTTGGGATCCATCGTGATAATTTCGTCGTCGTTGTGGCACAGGGACCGTTTCAGGACTCCGACCCCGGCAATACGGAGCGGAGTACGAGTAAGGACTCCTCGAACCAGCGACTGGATTTTGAGAATGCCGGAAAGGATTCTCGGGTTCTTCTCGGCCCATTGGTTGGTCTTTTTGCACCGCATGTGCTTCCCGCAGTATGGCAAGTTTCGCAGTGCTCTAGATTCACATCTGTCGATCGAGGATTTGTTTTTACATGCAAGGCAGCTCATACTCTATTGTATTTACAATCCGATGATATGAAAATACAATACGATACAATTCTATTCGGTAAAAACGGATCAGGGGTAAATCATGAAAACCCAATAGCACAACATACACCATGGCAGCCCCCGCAGTAGTCAACGTCTCTAAGATCTCCGCGTCCGATATCCAGTTCTCCGAGCCTCGCCCGAACAAGCAGGGTGGTAAGTCTATCTCGTTCAAGTATCTCAATCAGAATGTTCAGTTCCGTTTCCCTCAGCTTGGGTTTCCTGGTGGTTGTCTCGTGAAGGAGAACGAGAACAAGGATGGGTCGACGACGACGTCTTACACGATGTCGGCTTCGCTCCAGGGCTGCGACTCGTACGGTCGCGAGCCGGCAACTGGCACGGACGATGTGTCCAAGGCCTACAACTTCCTGCGTGACTTCCAGGAGGCCGTCATCCAGGCGGCCGTAGCGAACTCGGCCGCGTGGTTCGGCAAGAAGCGTGGCGAGGAGTCGATCCGCGACTCGTTCAACAAGTTCCTGTCGGTGTCAGTCGACAAGACCAACGATGGCTGGGTCCCGAACGGCAAGTACCCGCCGTCGCTCCGCTTCAAGCTGCCGGTCTACGATGGCCGCGTGTCGATGGAGGTGATTGGCGAGGACGGCGTCGATATCCCTCTCCAGCCCTCGACGCTGCAGGAGGCGTTCCCGAAGGGCTGCTCGGCCAAGATGGTGGCTCAGGGCAGCATCTACGTCATCGGCCAGGGCTTCGGTCTGACCTGGAAGCCGACCTATGTCCAGGTCAGCAAGCGTAAGCGTCAGACGGCTCGCGAGATGTTCAAGGACGACGTGGACGATGCCGAGGATGCTCCTGCCCCGGTCGTGGGCGGTGCCAAGGCCGCGTTCGCCGAGGAGGACGAGGAGGAGGAGGTCGAGGAGTCGGAGTCCGCTCCTACGCCTACGGTTGCTGCTCCGGCTCCGGCTCCTGCCCCAGCCCCAGCTCCAGCTCCTGCTCCAGCTCCGTCGGGTCGTCGCAAGGTCGGCAGTGCGAAGGCCTGAGTATCGGATGGAGGAGCGTAGAGCACACCGTCATCATCTACAAATAATGTAAAGAAGACGTCGAATCGCGGTGTCCTTTTTTCATGTACACATCCCAGAAGCCCGTCGTTTGTATTGCACACGACGCAGAGAGAGTCGGGATGAGTGTACTTCACAAGATCGGACGGGCGGAGGATGGCAAGAGACGTACGTTTCTGTAAGTCTTCAATGGTCGTCCAGCCGTACCGCATACAGTCTTCGTACGCCGCCTCTGACATCATCGACCATACACTCCTGTCTCTAGACTCCCACTCAGGTTCCTGAAGCAGGGTGGCAAAAACGTTCGAGTAAAACCAGTAGCACTTGTGGGAGTCGGCAGTATGTTCGGCAAGGCCTACACGCTGGCTTTCATCGTACAGCCAGTACACTTGGTACTCTGCATCCGAGAATTCGGGGTCCAGGTTTCCACGGAACACTTCTCGCCCGTCGTACGTGTACTCTTCCACATCGGTTCCCAAATCAAAGTTTGCGATATCGGTATTTGCAGGGTATAGCACACCCGTCCTCTTCTGTGACAGCATGCACGATCAATTATGGTTTCACGACAAGTTTTATAAGCAAATAACCCGCAAGGATCTCAAGGAGTTTTACCAGCGTGTGCTCGAACGAGTTTCCCTCCCTGATCTCCCCCTGGAATCCAAAGAACCGGACGTCGTGGAGATACTGTAGGAGATGGTAGAGCAGGAGAAAGGGTATGATCACAGGAAAGTAGAAGGCTACGACTCCTGAAAGCACGTGGATGACAATGTAGATGGGATCCTTATACCAGATCCGCATCTATTGAAAGGATACTACAATTTTTACCTCGTGTTTCTTCAGCGACTTGGTGGCAGAGTGTGAGAGCTCGTGCCGCTTCTTGCGGGTGTGCTCGGCCGCGGTCGTCTTCTTGTCGGTCGTGGACATCCTGGTCTCCATATCGGCATGGATATCATCACGATGAGAAAACAGGTAGTCAATGACATCGTCCTCGATGGCCCAGGCAAAGAAGTTCAGCTGGCCGACGGTGGTGGAGACCCCGTGGAAGTTCACACGGGTCCAACGGCAGAAGGGGTCGAACATCTTCTTGCTGTAGGCCTTCAGGTGGGACTTGTAGGCAAGGTAGACGATGACATGCTTCCCCGCCTTGGAGATGTAGGACACGTTATTCATCTTAGAGTAATTGGTCACAAACCAGTCCAAAATGCGGAGGGAAATATTGGTCTTGTTCTCCAGGATATTGCGGAGGAGGGTTAGGCGGTCGGGAGTGTAGAAGCTTTCTAGGCGGTGGAGGACCCAATCTTCCTGCGTAGAGATTTCGGCTGTGGTCGTCATTGTTTAACCGCAGGGTTTTCCTGTAAATCGGATTACGCATAATGCGTCCCAAAGATATAACAATGGAAGTGTTTGAACTTCCTTTAGATGCCTGTACCCACCTCACCCACCGAATCAAGAAAATCTGCCGGGATCGTGGATATGACTACCGGAACTATAAAGCACAGGTATATCGACTTCTGGCTACCGACTTGGGTAAAGTGTGGGCCCGCCGGCGGTCGATCTATCGCGTCCTCCGCGACTACGGCGTCGCCGACCAGCGGTCAGACAGCTGGCACCTCCGTCGTTCGGAGATGATGACGGCCTCCGAGATCACCAAGGCATTCAAGACCGCCTCGCCCTCGGCAAAGAAGGAGCTCCTGATGCGGAAGCTGGACGGACCCAAGGCCGCAGGGGACAGCGGTCCTATCACAGCCTGCCTCTGGGGTACGCAGTTTGAGCCACTGGCCAAAGAGATCTACGGGGATATCCAGGGAGGAGCAGAGATCGTGGATACGACCTGCGTCGTTCATCCGATCTACCCGTTCCTGGGTGCGTCCCCGGACGGTATTGTGCTCACAAAGGACAAGATGGATTACCGCTGGGGGAAACTCGTGGAGTTCAAGTGCCCGATCTCGCGGAAGTTCACACAGGAATCGGCTATCCCCGATGCTTACTACCACCAGATGCAGATGCAGATGGAGTGCTGCAATATTGACGAGTGCGATTATGTGGAGATGCAGTTCAAGACGTGCGGGCGTACAGAGTGGAACGCGTCTGACTCGCCGTATAAGGGTGTGATGGTGGTCTACGACGACGGCAAGATCTCCTACAAGTCAAAGGAGGAAGATCCGGACGTCTGGAAGTCGAAGATCGAGGGTGACGAGCACCGTGTGGTATGGTGGTACTTGGCCAACATTCGTATTGACAACGTTCTGCGAGACCCACAGTGGCTGACAGACCGTATTGACGAGTTCAAGGAGTTCTGGAGTATGGTCTTAGACTGTCGGCAGGATCCCTCTAGAATGGAGCATTATATCCCTCCCACTGCCCCACCCGCACCCCCAGACGATCGCCCCTCGGTGGCTGGCGGGAATCGGGAGCCCGCAGATTCGTTGTCGTCTGGGCGTACGATGATAATTCACCTAGGGCTTGAATCCTCTGAGACGTGCGATCAAGAAACTCCGGGACTCCAAACTTCTCTCGAGACCCAGCAAACAGGACTCCCACCACAATAAGTCCAACAATCGCAAGAGCTAAGAGTCCTGCATTTTTCATGGCTCGTTCTATTGTAAAACGGATAGAATTAAACCCATCAGGAAACAATAATACAATAATGCCGACAACCGAAGAAGTCCTGAAAACTATGCTCCAGCAACGCAAGGTCAATACCGCTGCTCCCGAAACGATTGACACTGATTTCCCCGCCACTGTCACCAAGTACGGCGACACGCTGGTGTTCATGAGCAACCGTACCCGCATCACCGAGGATCAGGTCCTGCGTCTGGTCTCCCTGACCCAGGAGCACGGCGGGACTCGTGGAATCGTGGTTGTTCAGATCCCCCCATCCGAGACGATCCTGGAAGCCGTGGCGGCTCAGAGCCACATTCTCCAGATCTTTCACACGGGTCAACTGACGTTTGATATTACGACGCACCGTGCGGTTCCACAGCACCGGGTTCTGGATGCGGAGGAGGTGAAGAATTTCCTCACGCGTTTCGGAATTTCGCTGGACGCGATCGCGAAGAAGATGATCGCCGATCATATCCAGATTAAGTCTGAGGATCCCCTTCTCCCCCAGATCGCAATGAAACACAAGGAGTACATGCCCACGCCACACATCTGGTCGCAGGATGCACCGGTACGTTGGATCGGTGGCCGGCCAGGGGATATTATTGAAGTTCTACGCAAGTCTCCCGACGCGGGTGCGACGCCTTATTACCGATTTTGTGTAGCGACTGTATAATATAATAATGGCAGACCGTTCTACTTTTGAAAAGATGATGGAAGAGTACAAGTCCAACTATGTCCAGTTCGTAACTACAGGAAACGAAGCGTACAGGACAGCCTACAGGAACGCCCAGGATGCGATCGATAAAATGCTCACCGCCCGCCAGGAAGAGGTGACGTCGCAAAAGGATGATATGCAGGAGTTTGTCCAGTCCTACCAGAACGGGAATGATGAAATGGGAGAGGAGTACAACAGGGCATCGGAACTTCATGAGAACGCTCAGAAGATTGCGGACGAGTACGAAGCGGCAAAGAACCGGTATGATCTCTATAACGAGAAGACTCCAAAACTCCCGACGATCGATATATCCAACGGATACGCTATGATTCTCCGGATCGGTATTGTTCTTATTTTGATACCTATTATGTTCTTGATAGCGTTCTGGTCTCCACAGATGAACCCCTTCGCATCATCGATATCGGCACTGCGACCGGGTCAGCCCTTCGAAATGAATATTACGTCGCCGATGTTAAGCCCGATGATGGGACGGAGGGCATAGTCGGCAATTCTGGGAGTGAGATGGGGGGAATAGAGCTGACCGCACTCTGAACGGTCGTCATTAGGGACGTGAACGTGAACATCACGAGAAGAAGAACAAGCATGCCAAGAATCGCGATAATATAGATGTAGTAGGTCTGGGTAGAACCACCGCCAGACGAGAGGGTGGAATATACTGTGTTCAGCTTTGACACTTCATCTTTTTCGGTGAAGAGCATGGCAAGATCACGCTTGAACTGGTTGAGATCCTCCGAAAAATTAATAGGGGGCAACTTTCCAAGTGTTTCCCGGCCTGAAGAATACATCTGCTGAATAGACATCACAATAGTCGTCAATTGTTGATTCATTTCAGTAAGCGTGGAAACAAGCTTCGCTCGCCGAGCCGGATCCTGTGTCTGTACAGCCTGTGAAAGTATATCATTATAGCGTTGGCGGATCTGGTAGTACTGTGCGAGTGCACTATCGGTCGCACTGTTCTGCTGCAGCAGGGCAGCATTCATCGCCTCGTTTTCCCTGTTTTCACTGATGACTGAGTCGGGGTCCAAGGTCGTAGAATTCCAAAGGTCGGACGAATCGGAGGGGTTCATTACAAATACACATGAAAATATCGTGGATCTATATAACAAGAAGATGGCAGAGTATGCTCAAGAATTCCAGAAACAGTCCCAGGGTCTTATGAGTTACCTACAGGGACAGCTTTCGAGTGTCGTGTCATGGACGCCGATCCCTGGCGGTCTTAACAAGATCGTGACTTCGTCGGCTGGTTACGTATGGGGATTCAATCTCATCGGAAGCGTATACACGTGTAAGGAACCGTGTAACGGACAGAACTGGAGGTACGTAGAACCTCCTCCTGAACGTAGAGGTATGCCTTCCGATATTGCCGTGGATGGAGAGAATGTTTATATTCTTTATACAGGAACAGTCAAATCTGTCAAGCTTGATGGAAAGTGGACATTCCTCAACGGAACAGAGTCGGGAGATCTCGTTCAGGTTGGAAATTCGTGGACGTATACTCCTTCCAACCCAGACGCGGTGACACGGTTTGGATGGACGCAACTTAGGGGGACGTTTGATGCCGGTTCCACAACCGCTGGAGAGCAGGTATACATTACTCCCACCGCAAGGTTTCCTATGACGTTTACAATTGATAGCACTGGAAACTCCATTGTTGGAGCGAATGGTGGAACCCTTACCCGGGCTAGTTCTGGGGTATCCTCAGCAACTACCAACCAACTAGTGTTTTCCTCCCGTCCCGTTGATGGCAGCGGCTCGTGGTCTGAACCTCAGCAGATTCCTGGAACTGCTCCAGTGAACCCTACGATTCACCTGTCAGACCAGTTTATTTTTGTGGGAGCTCAGGGATGTTCGAAGCCGTGCACGACTGGATCGTGGATACCGATTTCCCAGCCGCCGGGCGGACAGGGAATTGTGGCTGCAAGTTCCGCAAATACGTATGCACTGGGTGCCAACAATACAATTTACCAGAGTTCTGGGAATGGACAGGGAGGATGGACTGAGCAGGGAGGAATGGAAGGGGTTATGCCTCTGGCGGTAGGAGCTGACTCTCAGTTTATTCTTGGAGTTAACCAGTCGTCCAGTCGCCCAGTGCGGTGTTCTCCCCCGTACACCGAGGATGACTCCTGTCAGGTGGACAGTACTTTCACTTACCGTCCGATGGCCGGATCGCACACGGTCTCTGTCAACCCCCGTTCATACCAGACGTATGTGGCGGCCTCGAGTTCTGGATCGGTCGGAAATCTGTATCAGCGTGTAGACCCGGGAACCATTGATAACACGGGGGTTCTGGATGATACGCGGCAGTACCTCTCTGGAATGGACAGCAGCGTCAATTCCCTTGGAACCGCGACGAGCACACAGGATGCCCAAATTCAGGTTGGAAAGGTGAAGCAGGCTGCCAACTCTGTCATCAAGAGGATTTCAGATATCCGCGAAGAGCGTGAGAATACGGCCGCCGAGCGTGATCGTATTAAGCGGAAGATCCAGACAGTCGGAGGTCCCGCGTCGGAATACCGGATGAAAATCCTGCAGACGATCACAATCACACTAGCACTGGTTCTTCTGTCCTACTTTGTGCTAGGTCTCGTACTTCCTCCTTGGATAAACATGAGCATTGCGGTTGTAGGTATGCTTGTGGGTCTCGGGTTCGCAATTTCCTTTGCTGTCAATAAACAATAGTAGGAATGTCGGACATCGTCAGCAAGATTGAAGCAGCCAAAAAGGAAGTAGAAGAGCGTAATAGACAATCAAAGTCTGTGGACCTGAAAGCAAAGCTTGATAAGTCCCTAGCGGACTGGCAAGATGACCCGAGAGCCCTGCAATCTGCTCAGGCATCGTACAATCGTGCAGTCCAGAACCCCGATATTGATCCCGACACGCTCGAACAGCTGCGATTCCGTTACTACAGTATGAAGAACGGCCCTTCGTGGGCCGATCAGGAACGGAAGGTCATTATCGACAAGAAAATGACCCCTGTCATTGACGCTTACCGCCAGGAGTACAATGACCTAGATAACCAGGCTGCTGTTCAGGCGGCGTACACGGACTCTATCGCTATCGTCCGGAACAAGCAGTCATCTCTGAAAGACAGCGTGATGGGAAATATTGATTATCTGGGAAATCTCCTGTCAGAGAAACTCCAGAAGATCGGGGCGTTCAATCGGTACATCCAGCTCACAGATCCCACAACCGCAACACCGGTCCCGGCAACATCCAATCCGATGGTAGCATACTTCTCGAGCTTTCCCCCATCCTTCGCAACCATCTTGGATGTGTTCATTGCGATTCTCATTCTACTGATGCTGATCATTATTTTCAGGAAGTCGGGAATAGCGTTCACTGGATTCGGGAATTTCTGGCGGCAGTCGTACTACAATACTCAACCGGGAATACCCAATATCAAGATTTCGAGTCCCGGACTCAGTCCAGTCAACAAGGCAACATGAACGTCTGTACTGACGACGGGCGATCAAAATATAGGTTCGCAAGGTATATTTTAGACTTTCCCAGCGGTGAAAAGATGCGACAGTATGCACCAGGAAGTTGCAGGCCGTCAAAGGTACAGAGTGATACGAGATCATCGTAGAAAACAATATCGTTATGAGGATCCAGAAGGATTCTGTTACCGTTGTATTGAAACGCCATGTACCCGACCATTTCGTTGGGGTGAAATCCAGGTATCCTCTTAAATTCAGTGAGAGGTATTGATGTCCACTTCGGCGGAACTTGGACAGACAGAAAAGGGATCCACGTGTATGTGAACGTCAGGTAAGGTTCTACTGTCTGAAGACCGGTGGGTACGATGTGCTGTATCTCAAACATGAAGGGGGTGGGTCCGTACAGATCAGTCACCTTCCTACACAGCGTGGTGATCATACGCCCCGACCATCCCAGGCCTCTGTGGTCTCGATCCACATAATTGAAACATATTGCGACCGCGAAGAACGATTTTTCGGTACCGATCCAGTGACCACGTTTCGCGGCTAAGATCCCGACGCGTGGGATCCATGCAAGAACGTCGTCGTCGCCCATAGACGGTCGGCGAAGTTGAAACTCGTCTTTCCATATGGAAAAACACCATTCACGGACCTGCTTGGGAACGTTCTTCCATAAATCGGCCTTGATTTCGGGGTGAGGCTCAAATATAAAATCCCTGTCGACCATTGTTCCTGTTCGCCCCGGGGAACGTTGGATTGGAAGTGTCTCCCACATTTCTTACATAGATACAAGAGAGGATGGATGGAAGTTTAGCATATTGGCTCATAGCCCTTGTGGCCATCGCCATCTTGCTGCTGTCACAACTGCACACTGTCCACCGCGAGATGTTCGATAACGAGAGGGAGAAGGACGGAGATACTGATACGCACGAGGACTTCGCTGAGATCTATGACGATTTCTACGCGAAGGTGTACGATAAGCTCTTTACGACCCCTGAACGTGTTTCGTTCGAGAAGGCGTCGATCAAAGAGTATGCCCTGTCGGAGTGGCCGAAGGATGAGATCAAGCTCCTGGATGTGTGCTGCGGCAGCGGGCCTCACGTTGACTGGCTGTGTCGCGAAGGAATCGAGGTTGTGGGAGTGGATGCGTCCGAGCCCATGTTGAAGAAGGCCAGGGAGAAGTGCAAGAGTGCTCGTTTTTACAAGGGCGATATTGCTCGGGCAGAAACGTTTGCCCCCAAATCGTTCTCCCACGCGATCATGCTCTACTTTTCCATCTACCAGTTCCAGAACGCCAAGATGATTCTTGATAACATTTATTCGTGGTTGCGTCCAGGTGGAATCTTTGTGATTCACTTGGTAGACCCCAACAAATTTGACCCGATTCTGGACGCTGCATCTCCCTTCGGTCCGTTCTCAGTGCAGCGGTACAGTGATGAGCGTGTCATTGATTCCGACGTGTTCTTCGACAAGTTCAAGTACAAGAGTCGCTTTGTCAAGGATCCCGACTCGGACAAAGCTCGGTTTGAAGAGGTGTTTGAGTTCAGTGATCCGCACTCTTACCGCGAAAACATTCATCAACTTACGATGCCTGGAATTTCGGCGATGCTGGACATTATTCGTTCCGCTGGGTTCACACGTCATGAAATGGTGGACATGACACCAATAGGTTACGAATACCAATATCTTGTCTACTTTTCTAAGTAATAGCATCAGTCCACTATGAGCAGCAGCATGCGAATGCAAAAACAGTACAGAATCATCGGAGGCGGCGGGTCAACGACGATCACGGCTGGCGGCCCTCATCCGCATATCAACATGGCAAACAACTGCATTTTCAACCTTCGCGATATAAACGGAGTCACATTCCCGTCTGAACCTGGTCCAGTAGGGTACTTCCTAACGATGAGTTCAGACGGTCATTCGATGTACTGGCATCAGGGAATGGCTACAGAGGGCACGCAAGGTGCAACGGGACCTACGGGACCGCTAGGAGGACAAGCAGGGCAGATCATATTCAATGATAGCGACAAGTCTAGCGGACACCCGGCTCTGACCTTTGATTCGTCATCTGGAACGACAAACATGTACAACGCAAATATTTTTGGCGACCTCGCGATTCACGGAAATATCATGGGAAAATTCAATGCTCCATCGTATACTATTGCAGGTGTTAACCTTGGAGGTGGGACAATACGTACCGGTAGGGGAGCACCCAATTCAATTGGTGGGTGGTCTATCACAAACGAAACCCTTAGCAATGGAAACATGAGTATACTTGCGAACGGTACGATTACGACTCCGCAGTATGCCGGCAGCTTTATCGGAGGGGTTACGTTGTACGCCGGATGCCTGAGCAATGCGTATGAATCCAGCAACACTATTGGCGGAAACATGCTTTCGAATGGAACGTTGGGAGTAGGAACGTCTCCCGGAGGATATGCTCTCAACGTCAATGGTCCTTCCTTTATGAATTCAACACTCACCGTGCAAAATAACATCACAGCGGTTGCAGGTATCATAGTGAACGGACCTGCCACTTTTTCGTCGATAGAAGCGTCCGGAACTATGCATGTAGTTGGAAAAACAACCCTCGTAGACACAACCGTCGGC